TCCCCTTAGTTCGCCGGTGTCATCGTTATGGTCAATCGCCAGCGCAATAATCTCGCCAGTCTTGGCGTGTTTTTGTGTCTCGGGACAGTGGCAGATTGCGCAGACGCCGCCTTGTGCAGCAAACGTGCGCTCGTACCAATCGTCCACTATTCCATAAAGTTTTTTCCGATGAATGCGCTGTAGTATCCCAGGGCGCTTTAGACGGTAAGCCTTTTGATATTCAGAAGCGCGCGCTCGGAGGCCGGCGTCTCCAATCCCAGCCCTCCATTCGCAGTTTTCTTTGGAGAATGGCTTGGTCTTGTCCTCTCGATAAAGTCTGCTTCGTTCGGTCGGACGCTCACCCATCTCTTCCAAGAAAACCCAAAAATCTTTCCATCTCGGATCATAGCCACCACTACGTTTCGCTCCGCGAAGCATTGATTTATATGCTTCGTACATAGGATGTTTCTCTTTTTGGCCCCAGCCCTCGGGCCGACCAGCATCGACGCTACCATGCCGGCGCACGCGAGCGGCGTGGCGCTGGCAAAGACCGTGGGCCGCGACCAGATCATTGCAGCCCGGCACCTCGCATAGGTGCCGCACTCTTTGCATTTCCGGTGTCCCATTTTTGTATTGGCGCTGGTAGCAGGCCCCACATAGCGACTTGACGAATGGACCATCTTTGCCTTCGCAGAATGAGCACTGGGTAATCCCGAAACTGCGATTCGGCCGAATGTGCTCCGGCGTGCCGTTGCGCTGGTATCGCGCATAGCATGTGGGACACAGACCTTTTGTTAAGGTCTTGGTTTCTCTACCGCATTTCTCATAGGTGCAGATGCGCATAAGGCTCCCTCCGGTTAAGAAGGAAGCCTTATATCAGTTATCGTATGCAATTACAAGCCAGGGTCAGACGCCGGGCGTTCCAAACCATTGGCGCGGATCTGTTACCCCACACGAGAACCTCATATACTGGGCCGCCTTCGCGTTCTTAGTGTCAAATTCGTTATCCGTGTCGAACATAGGTTTATCGCGCCACATAAAACGCGAACCATAAGGGCAGTTCGTGCGGATGAACCAAGCGGTAGCCGAGGTGAGGTAGTGATTGACGGCGATGCCCTTGGGGAACATGCCGGTGGCTTTGATGACGTTGATGGCGTTGTTCGCGGTGTCGTTTTGGAGCACCGAGTGAATGATTCGGTTGGCGTCGAACCAGTTCTGCGGCGCGATGCCGAGCATTTGGGGGATCAGCGCGATTTTGTTGCCGCGGTAGTCGACGGCCTGCATGACCTGAATCGAGAGATCCTCGATCGCCGTTTCCGAAAGGTCGGCGGAGGTCGTGAGCAGGTTCGACTGGTTTCCCACCATGGACGGATGGCTCGCCGAGAAAAGTGCGGCGCCGTCGCCGATCGGATAGCTCGTATTGAACCCCTGATTGAAGACGTTCGCTGCGATGATTTCCTCGGTCTGCCGGCCGGCGAAGGCGAGCATGGCCGCGCGGCGCTTGGAGACGACCTCGTAGAGATTGTCCCGCAGTTCCTCGAAGGTGACGATATAGCCGCCCGCGTAAGCGATATGCGTGTAGCGGGTGATCGATCCCTGGACTTCGGTGTCGTAGTTGAGCGCCGCGCCTTGGTCCTTCTCGCGCAGCACGCCGAAGCCGGAAATCTCGACGTCCTCTTCGTAGGCCTTGTCCGACGTCTCAATGTCGAACCATTCCGGGTATTCCTGCGCGTGTTCGGCGTATTGCCGACCCCACCACGTTTTCACACCCGGCCACACATTGTTTTCAGTGCCTTTAGCTACTTAGGCACCCGCTCCCTTTCGAGAGCTGCTGCATCTTTCAATGCAGAGAAGACTATATTTTCCTCCCGAAGGAGGTCCGCTCTTTCCCGCCGCTTGGCGGTACGATCTTGCGATCTAGTCGTTGAACCTTCCCACACTAAGTGGGCTTGGCTGCTGATTGCCCAATCCTAGAGATTTTCAAACCGTCACGGTCATCGTTGCCGATCACGTTGTGGTTCCTAGGCTCTAAGGGTTTTCCAGCAATTAAGCGGATTATCTCTAAGATATTACGTCTTAGAGGCCCTGTGGTTAGTCAAGGCTTTGGGGTGTGCGCCGGTAGTGATGACGCCACCGATTGTCGCCATGAGTTTTCTCCTTACGTTAGCGCCGTCACTGCGGCCTCGGGGTGGAACCTGTCGAGAAGATAAAAACCTTTCGTATGCCCACGCACTTTGAGGTGGCGAGCAGATAGATTGTGCCTTCGCATGAAGTCGCGGAGTCCGGCTTGAATGCGCAGAGTGCCGTCCGGGCAACTCATCGCAAACCAAATGGCGCGCGGATTGATAGCGCCCTTCTGCGTATGATTCCCGAAGTGATCGGCACACTCGCTACGGCCTAACTTGGCGGCCGACATGCGAGCGCGAGTTTCCTGAGAAACTATTTTTCCACGCTGCGCTGCGCCTGATTTTCGTTTGACTTCCTCGGGCACGATCAGCCAACCGTGGCCGCCCTCGTTAGCGTTGTAGCCGTTGGCGAATGTGTCAAACTGGATGATGAAAGTGCGCTCTAAATTGCGCGCCTCTTCCTCGCTATCCGTCGTTGCGACGATCTCCCGTGTGAAGGTTTCCGCCCCATACTTTTCCATGGCCAAGTAGAGGCGGCTGAACTTACGAGTTCCGTGCCGCGCCCGCTGGCAATGCTCCGCCCACCGCGTGTCGAGCGCACGCGCCGTGATACCGACGTAGGACTTGCCGGACACGGCGCAGGTGAGTTTGTAGATCAGGATTGCCATGGCTACCCTTACAGCCCCGCCGTGCCTTGCTGCAGAGCCGAGAGGTTGAGCATGACGTTCCACCGGGCATAGTTGCCGACGGCGTTGTCAGGCCCGCGGGTGAGGCCGAGCACTTTCACCTGATAGGTGGCGTTGCCCGAGGCGACGGTGGAGCTTTGCAGCATCCAGCCCGAAAGACCGGTTGCGGTCGATCCGGCGCCAGCGACAAGGTTGCCGTTCGAGTAGCCGGCGTTCGCAACCGCGATCGCGCCGCCGACCGAGTCCTCTTGGATCGAATACATGACGTCGGGGTCGTCGCAGATGAAGCCGTAGCCGATGACCGAAGCGGGACGGTAGATCGTGTTGCTCTGCAGCAGAGTGACGCCGGATCCGGCCGGACCGTTGGCTGGGCCGAGGTATGAGCCGCCGATGATGTTGGTGGCACCGGCGCTCGCGATGCCGAAGGCCGGAACGCCCCAGGCATCGGTGGTGCCCAGCGGGATCAGCGGGTCGCCGATGAAAATGTTGCCGCCCTGTGAGGCGGGGATGTAGATGAGCTTGCCCTGGCCGGACCAAGCCGTGCCGTTGAGATTGATGGGCTTGAGCCCAAATGCCGCGTTATTATTGGCCAAGTCAGCCTCCAAGGGGTTGCAGACGAAATCACGGAGTCGCCGAATGGCGCCTCACGCTTGCCTGGACTGCCTTGGATGCCTTGAGACTTATCCCTTGGTGATGTGAACGGGGTCCATACCCCTCGCATCATGCGGACTGTAGAACTTGCCTGCGTCGGATGCTTGTGCCTGACCTGGCTGAGCGGCGGCGGGGCGCTTCTTGATGGATTCCACCCTGTCGGAAGCCACTTTGTGCCTAGCGTCCATTTCCTCTTGCCAGAACACCAACGGCAAATCCATCGCGTAAGCTTCGAGAGGTTTACCGTCGCGTCCGCTGCCTACGACGCGGTGGAACGGCTTGCCGTCCCGAGGGTTTATCCGGTATGCCCAGCCAGACGCTAATGCCTCGTCCAGTCTGCCAGCAATATCGTTAAACCAGTGTGTATGATAACCCGCACGTTTCGGTAACGCAAGCTTCTGTGAATATTCGCCCCATTCTTTCCGATTCCGCTCCCGCAGCGCGCCAATTCGGGCGACGGCTTGCTCGAGCGTCTCGCCTTCCTCTGGAGCGGCGTTCGGTGCCAAATCGTGATCGACGGTGAGCGCTTCGGCGACTTCGTGTGCCGGCTCTGCGACCGCAGCGGGCTTTGCGTTTGGCGGTCGTCCCGGCTTGCGCCTTTCGGGTTCCGGGGCCTCCGGATTGTAAATGGATTCCGGTTTATCGGCCATTTGGCTGGCTCCTGGGTTTTGCTTGCAGCGTCAGCACATCGGCGTGCGGATCGATGTAAAGCGCCATGTATTCGGCTTCGGTATAGTCCGGCTGATGGCGCTTCATACGAGTAAAAGCCTCACGGCACTGTGCCCGCTCCGCAGGGTCCGTGATTGAATTGATGGTCGTCGGCGTAGCGCCAGCAGGTGGGGCGCGCTCGCCAGCCGTCGGGGCCGCTACCGCAGCGGCGCGACGGCGGGGCGCGGGAGCCGCTGGCGCGCGGGGTGCGGGAGCACCGAATCGTTCTGGATACTTTTCGACCACACGGCTCTTTGCTTCCTCCAATAGGTCGCGGTCAAGCGCCGGATCGGCATTGAGCGTTTCCTGGCTCGCGTTGTTCTCCCGGAGCACGTCCTGATGAAACGCCACCATCGTATCGGATAGGAGCTTGTCGGTCTTGAACCACGAGTTTTCGCGGATGAAGGCTTGGACCGTCGGCGTTAATTGCGGCGGCGCAGCGGGATCGGTGCGCGCGGGCGGCACGGCTGGCTCAGCCACCGGAGCGGCCGGCCGGGATTCCTGCAAAGCCTCGGCCTGCTCAACGAGTTGGTCGTAAGCCTTGGTATCGCCGACCTCGACAGCCTGGCGCTGCTTGGCCTTGATTTCCGCCATCGCGCGATCATAGCCGGCCTGATTTTGCCGCTGCCCCATGTCGCGAAGGTCTTTGATGATTTGAAGCTGTTCCTGACCGCTCACCCGCAGCCCCGAAATCTCGCCTTCGAGCTTTCCGACACGCTCAACCAAACGGCGGTTCTGGTCGCGGACGATCGGAAGGATATTCTCGCCGCGCTCAATGAAGTCTTTCGCCGGCTGCCATCGGCCCGGAGGGCCGCGGTATTCCGCGAGGGGCTTCCAGCCCATTTCGCGGGCGCGCGTCTCGACTGCGACATCCGCAGCATCCGGAGCATCGGTGCCTTCTTCCGGCGGAAGGTCGTCCAGCGGCAATTCTTCATCGGAAGGAAGGCTGCTCTCGACTGCGGTGCCTGTCGCCATTATCGCGCCCCTATTGTGAAACTGGGTGATTATTGAGATCGTCCGTCTTGGCGCACGCGATCTGCATATTCTCGCGCATGACCTTTTCGTAGCCAAGAGCGCAACTGCCTTGGCCGACGACGGTCACGCTGTTTGTCGTTGCGGCGCCGACAAGGGGGCAGTCGTTGCTATAGACACTCGTGCCGAAGCATCGCGGAATTGTGTTGGTTAACTGTGCAATAACCAGCGCGGCAAAAATCATGATTGCCCCTCCTTTACCCCGGATTTTTGAAGTCTTAGGCCAGAGACACCCCGCCTCACGCTGGCCTTTTCGTTTTCGGTGAGTGCGCCAGGAACGTGATACATCATCATTCCGCGCATAGCCTCTTTCACATCCGACGGGATAATAGCCATGCCAGTCGAAATCAGCATACGGCCAACCAAACAACGCAAGAAAGTTGTCATGAGGCCACCGCTTGCGGCTCTGGCTCGTAAGTCGCGCCAATGCTGCCGTAATCCATGATTCGGTAGGTCTTGCCGTCGCGGCCTTTGATCTGCTTGCCGGCATATTTCTCGATATAGACGCGATCACCAGGCCCCGGTTTTTCACCGCTCCATGGCGTCATGTCTTCGTTGAGAAGGAAAGCGCCGGGCGCGCAGGCGACGAGAACGCCGCTTTCGGCCGCCATGCTCATGCGTTCGATGAGGTCTTCGGGAAGGGCAATGCCGCCGGTCGTGGTCTGCGAACACTCGTCCATAAGGACAAGGACCGTCTTGCCGACGACGCGGACACCGCTGGTATTTTGGCCGGACCATTTGGCCGGAACGTACTCAGCCTGGATGCCCTTGATCAGCCTCGGTTCCATCGTTTCCTGCCGTGTCTGGTTGCCTGTAGAAATTCTGAATATCACCCAAAGAGAGGTTTTGCAATTCGCGCAGCGTCAATAAGCGCCCGCGAATCACGTCTTTCTGGTCATCGAGGGAGCCGGCCTCCAAAAGGTCAATCGCCGCCGTTCGGAAGGCTTCGACCTGATCGCCGAGGTATTGGAGATAAGCGGCGGTGAGCGGATTGTGCCGCCACAGCATGAACTCTTGTTCTGA